TAAAGATGCCACTAGAAGAAGCGCAGATGCTTTGCACTGCCATATGGCATCATGCACCTGACTACGCAGAAGCAAGGGGTTTGTATAAACCTGTGCATCAAAAGCATCCCTGCACTTTATGGGCTATGGAGTCACAAGCTAACTACCAGTTTGCTTTCAAACTTTACGATGCTATGCTGCAGGAGTATACATATCGTTATGGTAAGGAGCATGGTGCAGGAAGACACTACCACGCACTAGAGTTTGGTGTATGTAAAATACCAGAAGGTTTCATTACACCACACCCACAGTGTTTTAGCGGTCACGATGATCTGAAGACAGATGAGCGTTGGCCTATCATGGCATATCGTGCGTTCTATGTAGTAGACAAACTACGATTTGCACGATACAACAGAGGGCGAGAGATGCCTTTTTGGATGAAAGGAGAAGTAGCATGAACATATCACATGAAGAACGAATAAAATTACTCAAGGCTCACAATGATTTGAGGGATGTTTTGCAGACTATTCATGACTGCCAAGACATGTTCATATCTGATGTGGGTAAGTTGGAACGTATTCAGTCTGAATTATCAAACATCTTCAAGTTTGTTCGTGGAGAGAACTATTATTCAGATTGGGTGTTTGCAGATTCAACTATAGACCCAGACGGTGAACAACCAGATGTTTGCTGATTTTTGCTGATACAAGAAAATAACAGTTAACCCTTACAGAAAGGAGGCATATCATGCCATTAGATTTTACAAACCAGACTATCTCACAAACCCCTGACCATCTAGTGTTCGATGTGGAGTTTGAGCCAACCAAAGTTACTGACAAGAAGTATGTCATCAACGGCAACACTGGTGACTACATCGGTGTTGTAGGCTCCGGCTTCAACTGCGCTAGTCACGATGAGTTCTTTCAAGGTGTGCAGCACACGATGTTAGAAAACCTGACAGAACAAGAAACCAGAGGTGCTACAGTTCAATGGAAAGACGCACGTAACCATGCTTGGGCATTGATGGATGTAACACTTCCGAATGTCACCGAAACAATTACCACAGATAAGCATGAAACTACTGTGTCGCAACGCATCATCGCTTTGCATGGCATTGATGGCTCATGTTCCAACATGGTGTTCTTCGGTGCTATCGACTTTTTCTGCACAAACGGAATGATCCGTGGTGAGCATGACAAGGTGCGGCGTAAGAACACATCCAACTTTAGCATGAACAGGTTCATCACAGACCTGCACAGTTCCAAGCAAGACTTCTACCAGCAGTCAGCACGACTTCAGGAATGGGCAACCCAGGACCTGACATTTGTAAATGTTAAAGACTTGCTGGACAAGATACTGAAGTCAGAGCGTAAGGCAGAGAAGATGTTTACCCTTTACAATCAAGAGGTTAGCGTCCGTGGTAGGAATGTGTTTGCACTCTACAGTGCCTTCACAAACTATGCCACTTATGCTGATGAGCGTAATGGTTTCAATCTTCGTAACACTGGTCTTGATACACAGGCCACATCAATGTTCCAGCGTGAGCATGAAGTGTCCAAGTGGATTGAATCAAAGCCATTCCAAGATTTGGTGGCAGCATAATGTCAAAGCGACATAAAAGATACATTTCCAATAATGAGGCGGCAGAGTTAGGTCTGCCCCTCAAAAGGGGGGATGTCAGAGATGATGGATTTATATTCAGGAGATACTACATTTCTGGTATTACAGGAAATGTATGTGAAATATGGCAGTCAAAAGAAGCGAGAGAAAAAGAAAAAGCCAGAAGGAGGGAAGCACAAAAACGAAGAGCAAAAAACAAACCACGTCCAATGGAGTATTTGTCAGCAAAAGAAAGAGATGAACTAGATTTGCCGCTTCGTTTTGGCGATACAAGAGAAGATGGGTTGAGATTTAGGTACTACTACAGGAGAAATGGTCGCGTGTACGAAATGTGGATAAACAAAAATGGTTTTGAAGCTGTGATACAGAGAAAACGAATTACATCTAAAAGAAACAGAGTCCGTAACAAGCAGTATGCTAGTAGGGTAAAACTATTTCTTGGCTGTTTTATATGTGGATACAAAAAACATCCAGATGCACTACATTTTGACCACATAAATCCTCAAGAAAAGGTTCGGGAAATAAGTAAGTTACATACGGGTTCACGAGATACATTAAAAAAAGAGATGAGAAAATGTAGAGTTCTGTGTGCTAACTGCCATGCAGAACATACAGCGAAACAGTTAAAAAATGGAGTAATATGATGAAACTAGAAAAAGTAATCAGCGATTACTATTCTTCGTATGACTATCGCAATTTGCGTGATGAAACGAAGAAGCAGTATGAATACTTTCTTAATGTCATGCTAAATACAAAGGTAGAAGATAAACTTCTTTGCCAGTATGACTGCGATAAACTCACTACTCGTGTAGCCAAGGTTGCGTACAACGAATGGTGTGAGAAAGGTATCTCTATGGCTAATCATGTCATCTCTGCTACCCGCATTGCACTCAATCACGGTGTTCGCATGGAGCTATGCACATTAAACCCCTTCGCAAACGTCCGTAAACGCTCCACAGAGAGGCGTAAGACGGTCTGGCGTAGGGATGATGTGGCAAAGCTGCTAGAGACAGCCTACGGCGATTTTAGCACCCGTAACATCGGTCTTATTGCACACATGGCATACGAGTGGTGTCAGCGTTTAGGTGACATGCGAATGCTCACTTGGGATGCCATCAATTTTAACACAAAAACTGTTCACATAGAACAATCAAAGCGTAAAGCAGAGGTGCATTTGCCCATCGAAGATGATTTGTTTGGTATGTTACAGCAGCAGGAGCAGGACTTTGGCTTTCAACCTTACGTTGCCCCACGTCCTAATCCAATTGGTGGTGAATACAAACCGTACTCACTGCAAAAGTTGCCGTTACATGCTCGCAAGTTAATGCAGCAGGCTGGTTTGCCAGATGAACTACGTCTATCTGACTTACGAAGAACTGGAACAACTGAAATGGTTGAGGCCGGTGTCGGTATTGGACAAATCATGTCGGTAACAGGACATGCTAATCCATCTTCAGTGAAACCTTACATGAAAAATACTCTCACAAGTGCAAATTATGCATTGACGGAGCGAAATAATCATGTTAAAAGCATTACAAGTGCCGCAAAGGAGAGTGTATAACATGTATAATATATATAACACTATAAGTGAATTAGACATACCTAATGGAACTACAAAAAGGATGAACTGTCCTAATTGTGGTGGCTATAAAACATTTACTGTGACCAATAACATGGGCAGTCTTGTGTGGAATTGTTACAAGGCTTCTTGTGCCGCTAAAGGTGGTGAGCGTGTACGATTGTCTGTGGATGATATTCGTGCTGGTTTTACTGGTGCAGAAGAATACGCAGCAGGTACATTTGAAATGCCTAGTTATGTAGTGCCTCGTTCTGGTGGCTTGCACATGGATAGATGGTGCGACACGTGGGGGTTAGATGCCAATGTCCTTGGGTTACATTACGATGTAAAAGAATCTCGTGTTGTATTTCCTGTGGTTCACGATGGTGTTATTGTAGATGCTACAGGTCGTGCATTAGGAAAAAGATTACCTAAATGGAAAAGATATGGAAATAGTGGCTTGCCATACACACATGGTTATGGTAATGTCGCAGTTGTTGTTGAGGACTGTGTGAGTGCCGCCGTTGTTGGTTGCGGTTTCCTTGTCGGGGTTGCTGTGTTAGGAACGTCTCTCGCCGAAACACACAAAAGGTATCTCTCACAGTTCTCAACAGCAGTAATTGCACTAGACCCGGATGCACTTCCGAAGACACTGGAAATGGCAAAGGACTTGAGAGGCTATGTAAATAACGTGAAATTACTGCGACTAAAAGATGATTTGAAATATCGTAATGAGGAAGACTTAACCAACCTTGCCAACATTACTATGAAAGGAGAGTAACTATGGAATTATCACTTATAAGAAGTTTAATGGACAAACCATTCTACGATGACCATCGTGGCGCAAGATGTCCTGATCGTCTGTTCAGCAAAGATGTGCGTAGAATTAAACAATCCATCGACAGTGCTATGGACAAATATGAACGCACCGTATCACCAGATGAGATTGAGGCATTGTTTATGTCCAACAATCCAACACTGACTACGGCACAGAAGCAAGCCTTCAGCAGTCTGTTCAATCAAATTAAAAAAGAACAGCCAATGGGTGGTGATGTAGCACAAGAAGTGTTGTCTAAACTGTTTCAACAAGTCGTTGGTGAGGATGTTGCTAACATCGGTTTTGATATGGTTACTGGTACATCCAGTAGCCTTGAAAAGCTACGCACATTACTTGAGCAGTATGGTGATGACTTCACGCCTAATCTAAATGTGGAGTGGGATGACATTGACATAGACACACTACTATCACGCAATGACCT